CTACTAACTACTGGCAATACATTTTTAACAATGACTGGAATTTCGACTTTTTATATTGAAAATATCTCACGTAATGCGACTAACGATGGATTTACTGAAACGACCATCACGGCTATGGGATGGCAAAACCTTGGAAGCACAAGCTAAAGAAAGAACTACTTAAATGGCAGCCCCTAGAATTATCGGAACATCGACTTGCTTCGGACTTGTCGCAGCACAAGGGACGATGGAAGTTACAAGTACACAAGCCTCTGGAACCTCGAATAAGGCGGAAGCGAAAAACATTAATGGAGGAACCTCGACGGTGGTATACTTTGGCAAGAAAGCCGAATACAATGTTGAGGGTTTTATGACCGCAACGAACTCCGTTACAATCGGAGGTTCTCTTGCCCCCACTAATCTTGCTGGATTTAACGGACTCGGAGCATATTACCTAGAGGAAGTTACTTTGACAAAATCAAGCGAAGACTTTACTAAGCTTAAATATAAAATTGTTGCCCGAGACGGCATAGCCTAAGAGATACCTAAAATGAGATTCCTAAAATGTTACAAGCTGGCGACCTAATCTTTACAACCAATAATCTAAAGCTGGCTTGTGCCTTATTCACGTTGGGGCATAAATTCCTAGAGGGAGAATCCAGCATCATTGAGTCCAACAATAATAAGCAAATCTATTTTGCATTCAACGATGCTGGTAGTTTAGTTAGTGCTGACGCTAGGAAGTGGGCTGGAGGGCTAGAGGCAATGGAAGCAGAGGAACCCCTTGCATACCTATGGGCTTATGCTCACAATCGAGATCGTCTACTAGATGAGATCAAACAAGCAACTCCTATGGTTCGAGTAGTTAGTGGAGATAAAGTATTGCTCTACCCAAAAAACGCAACGGCTGAACAAAAAAGAAAGATAATGACAAAACTATGAATACAGACTTAATGACTGACGACGAGGCAATTCAATCTAGCACAAAACGCACGGACTCTTTTATCAAGAGTGACTTTAAGATCGGAGAACTCAAGCTCAGACCATTTACGGCAGGAAGTCTTTTGATTCTAAAGAAGGTGGGAAATCACCTTATAATGGGCGGACAAACTGACAACGCAGAGTTCGACATTCTGAGTTTTATCTATATCCACACCGCACCTTTGGCCGAGGTTCGGTATAAGTCTTTTGATAAGCAGAGATTTTGGGAAGCAGTTCTTGAATGGGCGGACAAGGTTAAGGTTCAAGAATTAGAACAAGCTGGTAAAATTATTGAAGAGATTATTGTTTCTTCGGGTCTAGCCATTGCTAGCCCAATCGAGGGTAAGGGTGGAGGAGACGCAAGCCCAAACTAGCCGAGCCAGAGTGGATATCGGTGTACGTCATCACTCTGGCAAGTCAAACTGGATGGAGCGAAGAGTTCATACTTTTCGAACTACCTCTATCTAGGGGATTCCAGTATCAACATTCCATTTGGAGGATGCACGGAATTAACACAGAATGGGGTAATCGAGTGAGCAAAAGAAAAGATGACATTATGAGGTTGATAGGTATATGAATATGGAACTTCAATGGGACGATAAACGTCTTCAATTTGGCCTTAGCTCTCTCACAAGAGACGTTAATAAACAACTAGATAAGTCCGCTTGCCGTCTCGACGAAGACGCTAAAAAGGCTTGGAGGAATACGATGGGAACAAAAGCCAAGCTATCCAACGGAAAGCGAAAGGGCAGGGAGTGGTTCTCCTTCGATAGCAAGAAGTGGTATATAACTAATCGGTGGCGTGTTCCAGACGTTGTATGGGCTGGAAGAAATTATATACTAGACAAGAGGAAGCAGGCAGACGGCTTAATTGGCAGGCTTATGTCTAAGAGAAAACAAGAAGAACTTGATAATGCCCTAGAGAAAGCTATTGCTACTTTTGAAACAAAATGAAAACCGCTAATTGTGCCCTAATTGCCGATACGTCTAAGTTCGAAACGCCAATCGAGCGTGCAAAAACTAAGCTAGTTTCATTCGGTGCGACGATAAAACAAGTAAGCTCCTATGCTCAAGTAGCTAGTGGAGTGTTTAACAAAATGGTTGGGTTCTCGGAAAAGATAAATACTATTGCTGGTGCTTTTAGAAACGTAGCCGATGGAGTTAAGTCAGTACAATCTATAATCCAAAATATGCCGTCATTATTCGAAAAAATAAAAACAACGGCTCAAGGGGCGTACGATAAGATTAAATCAATATCTCCAGCACTAGCTAAAATCGGAGTGGTGGCTGGCGTTGCTGGAGTAGCAATCTTCGGAGTCGTGAAGGCAGTAGGTGCATTAAAGGGCGTTGGCGGAGGGGTTTTTAGCTCTATTTCTAGTGCAATAAAGAACGTTGGTTCTGTTGCGGGAGGAGTTGCGGGGTCTATCAAGGGAGTATTCGGAGGTGCGGTTGGAGCGTTAGGAGGAATTGTTGGGCTTGGTGCGAAAGCAATCGGAGGCTTGGGCGTGGCGTTGGGAGCTTTAGATCACTTCTTTAAGATTGGGATTATGAGTGCGATTGAGCTTGGTGATCAATATGATGTGCTATCAAAAAGGACTGGAGCATCTATTCCTTTCTTATACGACTTTGGGAAAATCCTTAAAAATAATGGGATGGATGCCAGCACCGCAGGCACAGCAATACTAAGTCTACAGCGGTCTTTGGGCGGAGTGAACGAGCTTGGGCAACCGACTAACGAAATGATTAAACGGCTAGGGCTTAACTTTGCCGACCTACAAAAGCTTAGTCCAGAGCAACAACTTATTATGGTTGTTGGGGCAATCAAAAAGCTAGGCTCCGAAACTGAGCAGACTAGAGCACTATTCGAAATGTTTGGGCGGGCTGGAATGAACCTTAAGGCAGTTATGAAGGATGAAGCCTTCTCAAAGTTAGGAGTAAATTTTAGCAAAACTGGAGAAAATCTAGCCAAAAATGCAGAAAACTTTGCCAAAATATCGGCTCAATTAAGAGATTCTGGTGCATTCTTTAGAGACTTCTTTGTAACGCTAGCTGGTTCTGTAGCTCCTTCAATACTTGAACTATTTGATATGTTTTCAAAGGGCGGAGACTTCTTATCAGACTTTGGTACAAAAGTTGGGGCACAGCTTAAGTTCGCAATCGATATATTTATCGGTGCATTCAAAAGCGGGTCAATCCTAAGCACAATGAACTCAGTCTTTGAGATTGCCTCTATCACTTTGCAGTCTCTTCTTGGCAGGGCATTCCAATATGGGTCAAACTTATTTGGGGCACTAATGAACTCTAACATTATTCCGACTATAATGAGTAGCTTGCTAGACGGATTGATAGGCACGGCAAAAGCATTGACTGGTCTTTTAATTAAAGGCTTTGAGGAACCGCTTATATATTTCAAAGATGTATTCGATAATATAGTTCAAGAGATTGTTGTTCGGCTAGCCGAGGGACTGGTGAATGCTATAATTCCATTCGGAAATATTCTAAGCAAATTTGGAGTAGACTTTGGAGAAATGCTGAACGTGCGTGGAAAACTAGAAAAAACTGGCTTAATTTTGTCACCAGAAAATATCCACGAAAAGAATACACAAAATATATCAAAGATGGGTGCTCCTCTGGCAATGGAGGGACTAGATCAAGCTGGTAATGCGTTCAAAGCATTAGCTCCAGCAATCACGCAAACAATCGATATTATTACAAAAAGCTTAGGTTCGTTTGGAGATATGTCTGAGGAGGATTCAAAGAAGATACAAGAACTAACAAATCATTTAAAATTTCAAGCAGAGATGGCGGAAACATCTGGAAAGGCAATAGCTGAGGCAAGCGGGACGGCACAATTAGGAGCCAAAGAGGGTTCTGCAAAAAGTGCTATGTCGGGAGCGGCGGTATCCTCTCTACAACGCATCGGAGGAGGTGGCGGAGCGTTTGCGGGCGACCCCTTGGCAAACGCTATGACAAAGCAGACCAAAGCTACAGAGGAAAACACTAAAGCAATCAAAGATAGACAAACTATGTTTCAACCACAACCCTCTAATATGATTAGTAATTTCTTAATGGCTGGAACAGCAAACTTCGGATAATTTTATGGCAGTCCCAAGAACAATAGGGTCTTTTCCAGCGACTATCTCTGAACGCACAACAAAAAATGATCGTGGTCTTGTTCAGTATTCTGTAACGAAAGTCTATCTTCAAGGAAATCAAGTTACTCCAAGCATAGGTACAACTACTACGAAGGAGGGCAAAATCCTAACTCTAGTAGACATTAATATAAACACAAAGAACGGACTCAGCGAGGTTACTAGTGTTTTCGTAGGAGGGGATAACACAATTCCAGAATACTATGAAGCAGTTGCTCAAGTTGCGGAGGAACCCATCGCTACTCACGTTGCATTTACGATTGCAACGGCAGGCTTTGGAACCTCTATCATTGATGCTTGCGGTGGCTCAACTACGGAAGGAACCCCTGCTTCTGCTGGTGCGGTATTCGATGCAGACGGAGCATTTTTATATTTTAGCAAAAAGGCAACAAACAATTTCTTTGGAGTAGTTAGTTTTCTTACTCCGCAAGTATCCTATAAAAGAATCTATTCCGCTGGAACTGCTCCATCGGCAAGCAATTCTAACTTAGTATCTCATATTATTACTACTGTTGCTGGAGACCCTCCTACATTACCTACTGGAAGAAACTGGATGTTTACGTCATTGAACTGGAAAAACAATGGAAACGGAAGTGTCGGTCAATATGAAATTACCGAGGAATACAGAGGAAGTGGAAACTCGGGATGGAATAACGTAATTTATTACACGGACTAATTTATGTCAGCAACATACATAGGATATAGCGGGTCAAGTCTTAATGGAGAGATTTCCTACAAGGAAAACAAGGACGGACTTGTTGAATATACCGTGAGGAATTTAATTCGAGCCGATCAAAATGTAACAACTCCAGTAATAGGAGCGAGTATAACCATCGATGGTCAAACTCTAAAAATAACTGACGTTAGTGTTGAAATAGCTAATCCAGACTTTAAGGAGGTTGTAACTACGTATCTTGGGAAAAGCTCTACAACAAGTATTCAGTATGATGTTACTAACGCAACTGGAGAGGAGCCTATTGCAACAAACCTTAACTTCCTAGTTTCTAACGATGGCGCAGCTAGTATTGTTGATTTTGCTGGAGGGGCGATTACTGCTGGAACTACGTGCAATGGTGGAGCCGCGGTATTCGATGCAGACGGAGCCTTTAGTCATTTCAACAAAGGAGCAAAACGCAATCTTTTCGGAGTGACTTCATATCTTAACCCAGCAGTAACTTTTCGAAGAAGTTTTACCACAAATACAAAACCAGACCTCTCAAAAGTTGGGAAGATTATTAATTCAGAAGCGGGTTTCCCTTCTATCCAATCTCCTAGAACTTGGTTACTAACGGCTATTGCATATCAAAAAAAGGGCAATACTTATGATGTTACCCAAGACTATCGAGCCTCAGACACAAAAGGCTGGAATACATTTATTTACGGAACTCCCACGTCCGCTCCAAGCCCCTAAGAAAGAACAATCATATGCCCCTCATATCTAAAGTAGCCAAAGGCCAAGTCATAACTGCGGAGAAAATGAATACGATTATCGATGCCCTTAACGAGCTTCGAGTTACTTCCGTAGTTGGAGGTCAATTCTCTAGGGGATTAGGAGGGACAACCATCACGGTTCCCAAGTCTCGAGGAGGGGGAAGCACTATTGCCGAGGACGACTTCCCTTTTAAGATAAGCTTTCCTACCGCTACTGGATGTCAGTTTCAAGCTGGAACAATCAATGGACTCCTTCCTTCAAATTATAATAATGTGCTAACACTTCCAGCCATTAGCCCCACATACGTCAGATATATTGTAGTCAAGGGAACTAGTGCAGGAAAAAATATAACAACGGCAGAGATAGCAGTCGAAACGGCTTCTCCATCTATAGGGACTGCTCTAAACTCTGCACCAACAACTTACTCTTGTCTTATATATGTTATTGCTACTGGAGTTGCATACCGAACGATAGGAAAGAGCAGTATTCTTGCAATGCCTCAAGAGCTTATGAGAACACCTAAAGTTCCAAGCACGGCTGTGGAATTACCTTACGACTCGACGTATCAATGGCTTTTTGCATCTTAGAGCAAAAATATGGGCTTTGTAATTGCCTCAAGCTCCGCAGGGACACCCTTTGAATACGACAAATATACCTCTGGAGCAACTGGTGGGAGCACAACAACTGATACCCGAGGAAACGACCAAGCTGGAGATACACATTATTCTTCATCAAACATAAATGCTGAGACTGCGTCTACTACTGCAACCGCTTCTGGCAGTCACTCATTCCTAAACGTCGATACAAACGGAAATTTTAATGGAGGCGTAACTACATACTCAGGCTCAGGAAGTAGTACTTATAAAAGAAACGATGCAGACACAAGCGGAAGCACTTCATCGAGCTATACAAACCGTGGACAAACCTTTTCAAGCACGTACAATCAAGACGGAGGTGACGGAGGAAATGTAACTGGTGGATTTAGTGGTTCCGATAGTGGGTCATACACTCTTGACCCCGCAACATTCGAAAAAACTACAATAATTTCGCAGACTTTCTTTGCAATTACAACCAATACTTCTACTGATTCTGAGGATTATTATGGACTTTGGTTTTTAACAACTGAACCAAGCAATACTCTTGGAACCGAGTTGGCTTATACAAGTACTGCTAAAAGACCAGTTACAAGTTATGTCGAAGTTAGCAGTATATCCGTCTTAGCTACTACATCAGAAACTTGCATAAGATCACACAAAAAAGTATTTAAGGCATATACACCATTCTACAAAGAAAGTGTTGTTTTTGTTAATTTTGAAACTCAAGAGTTTCTATTTAAGGACACTAATCAACCATCTTTTAATAGTAACGGATTATATCTTTATTCCGACATCGCACCGATGACTGCTGGATTTACAACATCAAACGACTACACCTTTGCAACTGAACATAAAAACATTGTACCCTCAAGAGGGGCAACTTATATCGCCGCAAACGATCTAAGTACAGACCCCAACAATACGTATGAGTTTGTTGCCGAGTACGACACATCCACCGTTGACGTATCTTTCCACTCTTCTCCAGAGTATTCTGATGCTTTGGCTAATAATTATTTCTTAAGCACAACAAGTACTACGAATGCTCATATTGCTAGTGCCAACTATACAGGTGCTTTTGGAACCTCCGCATTCAGAAATACCGATAAACAGATAAACGAGGCATTGTATGGTGCTCCCGATACCTCTGTTGGTAATTATGGAACCAATCAAGGCTATGGATACGTAACAATAGAAACTTTTATCGGAATCTACACATACAAAACTAGAATCGGAGGAAGCAGTTTTTATGGTAGCTCAACTCATTCTTATCCTTATCTATTCATAGTAAAAACAACAATAAGTAGCGAGTTTATTGCTAACTTTAGCACCTCTTCAACTCAAAGTGTAGCTGGTAGTGGTTGGACTGACTCTGGTACTTCTGCTTATAACCAAAGTAGAGGATACTATACTAATTACTCCTCTGGTTATTATTATTTTGGGTATGGGATGGGAGCACAAAGAGTTAGCGGAGACGGAAACGGATTAAAAATTACCTTTAACGAGGCCAACTTAATTGATTTTGTTTTGCAAGACCCATACAGCAAGGGAACTGCATATCCGATTGCCAAAGAACTTATAGGAGGATTCAGTACTATGGGATTGGTTTCAGCAGGATACCCAAATCCAGCAAACTTCTTTAATTATACGGACAATCTTGTTGGAGATATGGCAGTAATCAACGGAGGAAAAGGAGACGGAAATGTTCTAAATCCTATACAAGCTTGTCATAGACTAAATTTAAGTGCAATTTATGCGGGAGATTCTTATGGAATGACAAATGCTTCTTGTCCTCCCACTCAAAATACAACGGCTAGCTGGTTATCAATTCCCTCAAACACTACTGGAACATCTCAATTTATCACATATAGTTTTGGAACCAGTCCTACTTATTCAATAACTACGGCAAATAAAAGAAGCAATCCAACGGCAACTATAACAAGCGGTACAACTACGAAAAATTGGAGTACTGCTGGCTCGTTACAAACTGGCTATAGAGACTTGGGTGTTGTCTTTGATTATTGGGAACAAACAGCACAAATATCAACGTATGCACTCACTTATCTCACTCCAGACAACAAGGCATATATTGTAACTGATTGGTCTTCGAATGGAAGTTCTACTACAGCAACACAAAGAGGGTTTTTAGCTGGTGATCTATCCCCTCAATCAGTCATACCCCACTCAGCAACTCGCTACCTAGGATATAAACAGAACGCAAACATAGCCCCACAAGTAGGAGGAGAATATGGTTATTACTTACTAAGTGCAACACCATTAGCATATGCTCGACCTCACCCTACTTCTTGGCTTGGCTTTTACGGACATATAAATACAAGAAGACTTGCTGGAGGAAGTGTGGGAGAAATCATAGGTGGCTATCCACAACAAGACGTGACGGCTCAGTTTTCAGACCCAAGTTTCTAGTTGATACTTTTATATGCCGACATATAACTGACTTATGAAAAAAATATGTTGTGCAACGTACTTTACAGAAAAATGGTGTTATTCAATCGATTCTTGGCTTGAGCATTTCTGTTCCGCAGTAAGCGGATTTTCTGGAGTTCTTGTAATTTCAACCGACACCTCCGAGTTGTGCAAGGAAAAGGCAAAAAACATATCAGAAAAACTTATTCATTTTGGATGGACTTGCAGACACGTAGTAACAGACGTGGGAAGCGATGATCAAAAAGCCTACGACTTGTCCGCTCAAAGAATCATAGCACGCATTCAAAACAAGGCATTTTCTATAGGCAGAGAAATTGGTGCAGATTACTTCTGGTCAATCGAAAGTGATATCCTTGTTCCGCCAAACTCTCTTAAAGTTCTTATTCAATCTCTTGAGTTCGATGACGGCTATTATGGGGTTGGAATGGTTACGTATTGCAATGGACAATTTCTAGGTGGCAGAGGAACCCCAAGTAAAAACATATGTGAAGACGCAGAAGAAAGTGAAAGAAAAATTCCAAAAGAACTCGAGGAAAGACATAAAAAGATTAAAGAGAAATTTGTTAAATTCCAAGAGGCAAGGAAGAAGCCAACCGAATCGGCGATTGAAGAAGCTCGGCAAATTGAGAAGGAGATTAAGGAGTGTCCGCCTCTTGGGAATGTCTTCGAGCTTAACTCTAAGAAGTGGAAAAAAAGGGGATGGATGGACTCTGCCTATCCAGCAATAGGAAGGGGTGCAATAGTTCCTACCGATTGGGTTGGCCTTGGATGTACTCTTATGAACAAGAAGGCATTATCGCTTGCCACGTTCGACGGATACGAGCTTAAGGGAACCCAAGATTTGTTTCTGTGCTGGCATAGGTGGCATCCTAACGATATCAAGATGTGCGTCATTCCTCATATCGCTTGCGACCACGTAAAAAGAAGGGTGAGCAAGGATGGAATGAGAACGGAGGAAATCTATGTATCAATGGGCAGGCACGAACTAGAGGGGGAATGCATCGGTCACTTAAGACAAAGAGAATCGGAGTATCACAACCTTTGGTAATTCAATCCCCTAGAGACAAGAATCGTCTCTTAGACACAGAGTATATCCCGCCTCTGGATAAGAACCTATTAGGACTAATTGAAAGACTTAGAAAGTCTAAGGTGATAATCGAGGAGCTTTGGTTGTTCGGCTCAAGAGCAAGGGGAGACTTTAATCCTGCTTCGGACTATGACATATTCTGCATATGGGACGATCAAGGCAAGGGAGGGAAAGTAAACGAGACGCTAAATTTTTTGGCTGGATACGGATTCCAAATCTTCGGGAGAAGCAGGCGAGACTTTGAAAGGTACTTCCCTAGGCTTTGCAATGGGTTTGATATATCGATGCTATCATTCGAGGGAGTTTTATTTTACTGGAAAGACGAGCAGACGTTTCTTAAAGCCAAAAGGGTAAGCCCAAGATTTATATGAAGAAGTTAGACTACGTAGTTACCGCAACGGCAAGATCGGGTACTGCGTATATGGCTCGGCTACTTTCGCAAGTTGGAATACCTTGCGGTCACGAAACCATCTTCGGACTTGGTGGAAAACAAGTGACGGAAGTTAGGCTAAAGCTTTTAGAAGAAGGCAAGGCAACTACGAAAGAGTTTGAGCCAAACAGCTTAAACAGGCACTATTGCGAACACATTACATTGAGTCAATGCTCTACCGAAAGAAGGTTTGCCAACGCAACTCTAATCGATAAATATATTGACCCTCTTACAATAGTTGCTGACTCATCTTTTATGAGTGCTCCATTTCTAACTAGTCCGCTACTTTCTGATTCAAAGATTATTCACGTTATAAGAAATCCAATAAGCGTAATAAACTCTATGGTAAACTTCTGCGGACTTTTTAGATCGAGCCAAAGAAACACAAAGCAAAACAAATTCTTAGATTTTATATCACGACATACCAACCTTGCACACACACCAAACCCCTATGAAGTTGCTTGTTGTCATTGGATAGACTGGAATCAAAAGATTATTGATTCTGGAAAGGTATCCTACACTCACAGAATAGAAGACCCTATCGAGCCTCTCTTGGACTTCCTAGGGAAAAGCGGTCAAAGCGTTAGCGTCGATGTTCCCTTTAATTCAAGAATGTTGGGCAATGTCGGTGCACCAAGCTTCAAGCTTTCCCAAGTTCGGCTGGAGATATCCCTAGAGCTTATAAACTACTCCAACACCTTCGGCTATGACATATCTAACTCATTCTAGGATAACAATAAGTAGGTTCTGAATTGACATTCTTAGAGGTGTATATGAATAACATTCTACCTTGGATTACCGATAATATGACTACCATTGTGGCGATTGCTGGAGCGGTTGTGATTCTGGCTAGAATCATCGTGAAGCTTACTCCTACTCCCGCCGACGACTCTATCTTGGAAAAAGTTGTGGGGTTCCTAAAGGCAGTCGGACTTCACATCGACGAAAAGAAATGATTCGACTCTTAGGTGCGGTGATAGACCTTGTTCTTCGGTTTATGCCTACACCGAAGGAGGTAAAGGAAAAGGAGGCAAAGCAGAAACGTGAGCAGACTAGGGAACGTATCAACAAAACTTTTGGTTCTGGTACTGATGGTGTTGGTTGGTGGTTGCGTTAGTCCACAGCAGTTTCCACCTCCCTCCGATTCGGTCACTTTTCTTACAAGGGATTATAGGTTCGAAGACGTTATGAAATCTAACGATAACGTCAAGGGTTGGGCTAGAGATACTCTCGACGTTGTAAACGAGCTACAATACCAGCTAGAAGTTGAAAAGAATAAATGACAACTCGGGAAAGAAGCTTGTCGAACCTCTCGGGGTTGGAGCCAAGCTTTAGAAAAAAAGTCGAGGACTGGTGGGCGGAGTGTGAGGCAGACGGAATCGAGCTACTAATCTATTGCGGACTTCGGACGTTCAAGGAACAAGACGATCTATATGCTCAAGGCAGAACCGAGGCTGGACGAATTATTACAAATGCTAGGGGTGGGCAAAGCTTTCACAACTACGGCAGGGCAATCGACTACGTCCCGCTTAAGGACGGCAAGGCGGATTGGGATGATGATAAAACCTACGCTCGGGCACAGGCTATCGGAGCCAAGCTAGGGCTTAGGGCTATTTCTTGGGAAACACCGCACCTAGAGGACGGCTCGGTGGCTAGCTGGAGAGACCTAGCTAAAATGCCCACAATCGAGCGGAAAGCCCCTTCTATGACGCTCAAGGCTCCTGCCAATACAAAGCCACGTAAGGCCATCGGAAGGGGGTTAAGATGAAGCTACCAGCAGACCGAGAGAAGCACGGAAAAATGCTATCGAAAACTATGCAGAGGCTTATGTATGAGAAGTATATCCAAGGCTACTTGAAGTACAAAACCAAGATAGAAGAAAAGCCATTAATGGGTGAGGTGCTCGAGGAAATACTCGACCTAAGCAATTACTTCCTTGTATTGATGTTCCAGATAGAGGAGATTAGGAGGCTTGCGAGGACAAGCAAAAACCTACCCCAACTAAAAAAGAAGATCGAAGACCTTTTCAAAAAGACGTAACAATACGAACAAGTTGTTGACATATAGGAATTGCATAGATGGCTAAACCAATAGAGATAGTGATAGCCAATCACGGAACTAACTTAGGATGGGCAGTAGGGCTTGAGTCAATTATAACGGAATACTCTACATCAGATAACAAAACTAGTCATATTAAGCATCGTCCAAGACAACCTAGTTCTAGATTATTCACCCAAAGAGCACCAATCGCCCAAAAAGGTAATGATATAGATTCTTTTATCGAGTTACTTCACGATGTAATTTCAGAGGGAAAAAGAATTAAAGATCAAATAGGTACTGCGTTTAGTTTGCTTGAGAAATATGAGAAAACAAGCGAATCAGACATAGGAACTCATAAGATTGTAAGGATAGAAAACAATACAAACTTGTGCGAGGCGAATCATTTTCTAACGCATATCATAAATGAATACGACAATCTTGCCGACATAACCATATTTTTGCAGGGTTATCCGCTAGATCATTCCCCTAATTTTACAAGGAATGTCCTTCTAAACTTAGGCTCAGAGTTTTGTACAATTCCAAAATCCGAGCCATCAACACTCGAGAAGGATGATCACGGACAACTAGCGATCAGCTTTTCTGATGTCATAGGAAGAAAGACTAGGGAATCGTGCTGGTCAGCAGGAGGGCAATTTATGGCATCTAGCAACGCAATTCGAAAGAATCCTATTGAGTGGTATCAAATCGTGCTCGAAAAAGCAAAAGAATTTAAGGATGCTAAATTTGCACTCGAAAGATTATGGCACGTAGTAATTACTGGAGAAACTAAATGAACTATAGAAAATTTGTAGCGGGCTTTGATCTGCACGGAGATATGCAGGATACGGATGCGGTTAATAAAATCCTTTCCTTCACAAAAGAGTTCAAGCCAGATATCAAAATCTTTGGAGGAGACCTATTCGACTTCCGTGCGATTCGTAGGAAGGCAGACAAGGCAGAGCAGGCGGAGAGTTTGGCAGACGATGTGATGATGGGGCAAGAGTTTCTTCGTAAGTTCAAACCGCAAATCTATCTTCGTGGCAATCATTGCGAGCGTCTGTGGGATATGGCAGAGGGAGAAATTGGTGACGGCTTAAAGCGGGATGCTTGCCAAAAGGGAGTCCAAGAAATCGAAGACCTATGCAAGAAGCAGGGAACCAAGATGTATCCATATGACAAGAGGAGGGGAATCCATAGAGAGGGAAAGCTTTTGTTTATACACGGATACTGCTCGGGAATCTATGCCCTTCGGAAGACTCTCACTAGCTACGGAGAGTCGATTTGTATGGGGCACATTCACAGCAACCATCAAACTACCATCGAGGGATTAAGTCCTAGGAAGGGTTGGGTATCGGGTTGTTTATGCAAAATAGACTATCAGTACAACCGAGGGAACCTCGCATCCCTAGCCCACGAGCACGGATTCTTATATGGATTGCTTTTTGATAATGGAGACTTCATAGTGAATCAAGCGAGAAAGACTTCTGGAGATTGGATGGTATCGACAAACTTCAAAAAAATATAATGATGCATAGGAACCTAAAGAATAGTTGGTCAGGCGAATTATCAAAAGCCCTTTTAAGTAGGGAGGATTTTGTTCCCGAGGAGTATTTAACTATGACTCAAATATCAAATCTATTTGGCCTGCGAGGAGCACAGACTCAAAGGCTCCTCGCACTTATGATGAGCCAAGGAAGAGTAGAAACCAAAAAGTTTGCAATACTTGTAAACAAAGAATACTCCCTAGTTCGTCCCATCGTTCACTACCGTTTGATAAAAAAGAAGCCTATTTCTTTGCCAAAACGAAATGCTCGGAAGGTGTCTGCCGTAAACAAATCTTGGAAATGTCTTGAACATAACTCAATGTAAGAAGACTTGAAGTTAAGCGGAATAGCCGATAGCCCATATACGAGGCGACATTATATTTGAGAGCATCGGAGGTATAGCCCTTTCCGCTAGTATGCCGTCCTACCCCGCTCCATATTCCTCCTTCTATCTCAATTAAGGTATTGCTCGGACGATGGAAGAAGTCAGACCTCCACTTTCGCAGAGGGCAGAACATAAACTCCTCCTCGAGAATCGCTCCCCCGCTAGCTCGCCACAATAGCTTAAACTTGTTCTCCAGTTTCGAAGACATTCCCCCTTGTACGATAGGGAGTTATGGAAGTCTATAAAATAGTTCTTGCCAAGCTGGTTCGCATATGCTACTCTACAAGTATGAAAAATCAAAACAGCAAAAAGACGTACGGAATAAAAGTCCGTTTAACCTCTGATGAATATGCAATCTTGACTGGTGGATATGTTCGCCCTCCCGCTGAGTTGGCCGATTCACCAAACGTATTTTCAGCTTACAGAAGCAGGATTAACGAGAAGGCATTGGCAAAAGTCAGTCGTGCCCTCCGCCTATCGGTCAAGTTCAAGGAGTACGGAGTGACTACCGAGAAAGCCCTGCAAGAGAAAATCAATTCGAACAGAGCACAAAATGCCTGTAACCCCGCCTCAGAAGCTTACTGGTCAGCATAAATTAAACCAAGAAAGAACCAAATAAATGAACAACAAAACAACATATAATCCAAACACCCCAAAACGAATAGCGTTGAGGAATAAGCGATGGACTGCCTATTATGATAAGCACAAAGCTCCTATCCTAAAAAAGCTCTATCGGCAAAACAGAGAGGCATCGGTGGGAACAATTAAAATCCTCGACTTCCTTCACGATGGCAACGGAGGAGGAAAAGACCTTAAGCGGAGTGTGCCTAAATATATTCCCTATTTTGTTCGGGAAGTAATACGCCCACTAAATAATTCAGATCGCCACTCAACCGTAGATGTGCGGGTTCGTTCGAAAACCAATCAAGGCAACATATCGGCAGGAAAGACTAGCCAGATAATCCGCATACTTCAAAAACCCCTTTACGGAAGAAATCTTTCTTTCGAATATAATGGGCATAAATTGAAGTTCTCGGGTCAAAGCTTGGTGCAAGACAGCGTATCATCAAACCTAAACGAAGGGCTGGCAAACCCATCCTATTACCTTCCAATTCTACGAGACGTTGCGGAACTGCCTTGGGTTAAGCTTGAAATCACAATAGCGAATTACACGCTAGAAGTGAACGAGAAACTCGAGATAACCTCGGGCTATACAGATAGTTGGGTTAATAATTCGCCCAACTCGTTTGTGGAGGGCGGAGGATGAGAGACCACCCCTACAAGCCATCACCAGTAGGAGAGGGAGAGGGACGACTCCGCCAAAGCGAGGCGGAGCGTTCCTCTTTCGCATTGGGATATTTTATCGGACGAACCTATTGGCAGACTGATATTCCCCTAAGCCAGAACGAGCGGAAAATAAAGGATGCGGACTCATTAGCGTATTGGGCTGGGTACGACCTAGGAGCATTTCATTGGAGGCAGGGAGAGCATAAAATAAGAAAAGATTATGCTTGCCAACCAGCTTCGGATGATGTAGAGTATCCAAGTAATGAATGAAACAACCAACAACGGAGGAGCAAAAGTGAATGCATTAGAACAAGCTAAAGTAATTGTAAGCCAACTCGGACGAAACAATCTTTTCGCCATCTCGGGCGGGCGGGTAATTTATCGTGAGACTGGAATCACTCTTCCAGTCAGCTACGGATATTCGGTGACTATCGACCTCGAGAACGACCTTTACATCGTTCGTCGGGTATTCAAGCGGGGCGGGAAAGTCACTATCAAGGGAGAGGTCAAGGGAGTCTACTGTGACCAACTAGGAGAGCTTGCCTACCAAGCCCACGCATACAAGAGCTATGATTTCCCTCGTCGCTCAAGTGCTCCCCTGCAAACTTTCCCTATTCAACTGGAGGTGGCATAAGTGAATTATCCAATCCGATTCAAGCCAACCAAGAAGTACGTTGAGACCCTCAGCGTTGGCAATCTTACTCTCGACCCCTACGGACGGCTTTCCAAGGTGGCGAGTGTTGACTACAAGGGGCAAGACATTAACGGCAAATCCTATGTTGGGGTTAGCCTAGCCCAAGGAAAGGGTTCGACGATTAGCCACTCCTTCAAGGAGGGAGAGCTAGTTTTGACCACAGCATTAACCGCACGCTACAACAATCAAGAGTGCCTAGATATTGGAGCAAAGCGGAAAGAGGATGATCACCTTCCCCTAGGAGTAAACAACAATTACGTTGAGCTTTTCGGGAAGGTATTCTGGAAGGAGGGAGTATGACTAAACCAACCTATCAATCCCAAAAGACAAAGGATGCTCTAGGCATTCTTAGTGCTGGAGGGTATTTCAAGTCTTGCATTGAGACTTATACTTGCGAGGGCAAGAAACACAAAATGCGGTTATACGATAAGGACGGAAAGAAGGACAAGCGGTTCGGGTTCAACTCGTTCAAGCTTCTCCTACCCATCCTCGTTACAACCAGCAACCAACCCATCGGGCGGAGGTACGTAACCCTATGAAATCAAAACAAGGATACATCAAAGTAATGAGCACATCGAGGCAAAGCTATATCAAAACCCTGCTTACCCTCGAGACCATTCTAACCGCAACGCTAAAAAAGTCCGAATATCGTGAACTGCTTGCTGGTTTGATATGGGCAAAGGCAGTCGTGACTAAAGGGCTGGACTCCTACCAGTATCGGAAACTTCTCGAGGGAGTAAAATAATGTCTTGCCAAACCGCTTCGAAGGCTTATCCTCACGAAATGAAGCCAGAAAATTACCGCTCGGGAAATACCAAGATACCCATTACCTCCTTACTAGAGGGAACGATATTTACTGCGATGTGTCTTTCCCTATCGGTAAAGGAGCATTGGGAGAATATGAATCCCAAGGAGGAGGCGAGTCTTATCATATTCCGCTTCCTAGACTCTTTATACGAGGAGACCGAAGTTCTAAAGTCTTGCCTGAAACTATACAAAGAAAAGGAGGGTTCGGTATGATTACACAAACTGAAATAGACGGAAAACTTGAGAGGCATACAGATAACTTTATAAAAAGTCTTATACCTCGAAGTATCTCGGAAACTGCGATGGGTGCGTACGCAGTATTCGAATCATCGATAGCAGTCGCAATTATGAATGCACCAGATAGCGAATTAAAGACGAAGGTTGAGTTAGCCCTAACAAAGCTTCACTCGACCTTCTGCCCCTAACCAAAGAAAGGAATAAGTATATGCCAGCAAATATAAATAGTATCGCATACGCCAACGAAGTGCCTTGGCACGGAATGGGCACACGAATGAAGGATAGGTTCACAAGCGAGGAAGCATTGAAGCAGGGAGGCTTAGATTGGGAAGTTGAGAAGTTAGAAATTAAGACAACATCCTCAATCGAAATCCCCTCGCATCGTGCGGTAATTCGCAAGGATACTAAGGAGGTACTCGGTGTAGTAGGCAAGGGGTATCAGATACTCCAAAACCGAGACGCATTCAGCTTCTTCGATGAAGCAATCAAGGACAGGAGTGCGATCTTTGAAACCGTGGGAGCATTGGGTAAAGGCGAGAAAGTTTGGATGCTTGCCAAGGTAGAAGGTAGCGACTTCTCCGTTCTTGGTGAAGACCAAGTTCAACCCCATCTACTCCTTTATCACGGACACGATGGGTTCACGTCTGTGACTGGAATGTTCACGCCTATTCGAGTGGTATGTCAAAACACGTTGAAGGTTGCCTTAGCCTCGAATACTGACAAAATTCGGGTTAAGCATACTGGCAACGTACAAGAAAAGCTCAAGCTCGCTGGAGCGATGCTGAGAATGACTGGTGCAATGATCGACGAGACTAAGCCCATCTTCAAGGCACTCGCAAATCGTAGCCTCTCGGCTAGCGAATCGTCTCAGTACATAATGAAATCGCTATCGAACCGAAGTGTTATCAAAACCCTCGAAGACGAGAGTGAACAGTTAAAGGCTAGCGTCGAGAAGGTAGAGGAACTGGTGGAAACTGGTTTGGGTTCGGATATCCGAGGTGTGCGTGGCACAGCTTGGGGAACCTACAACGCAATCACCGAGTATATCGACCATCATCGCAACCCTCGGGGTGGACAAGAGAATCGGCTCGGTAGCATATGGTTCGGTCAAGGCTCCCAAGTCAAGCAGAGGGCTTTCGTCCTAGGGGCGAAACTCTCGGGAGTAAAAATGGAGGATATGCTTATCTCCTAAAGGATTCTCTGGCGGGTTCGACCCCTGCCAGAAACTTCTTTACTATGCCAAGCCGTCATCCATAAATAAAAATATGAAACTAAATAACTCAGTCAAAACTTACTTATCAGAGATTGGGCGAAAGGGAGGAAAGGCGAAGAGTCCTAAGAAGACCATCGCTAACCTAGCCAACGCAAAACTTAGATGGGCAAAAAGAAAGGAACTAAAGTATGAAGCAGTTTGAGTTCAAGACGAAAACCTTCACCAAAAAGTTGAAGAGACTATTCAACGGAAAACTAGCAGACGCTAGAGACTATGAGGTGGAGCGATGCAAAAACCTAGGACTGAACATTCGGTTCGAAGTCGAGGGAGTTGGTACGCAAGTATTCAAACCCGAGGATGGAGTCATCCTTAACAATAAAGCATTCGTTTCTAAAAGAGGAACCGCACCCTATAAGTTAGTGTCGTTCTTCTGGAGGACGGAGAAAAGCGATGCGGGTAATACCAAGTGCGAGCAACATCCAGAACTTGCATTTAACTAAAGGAGAAAATGAATATGGAACTACAATCTGAAAAAACGGCAGAGCTAGTGACGGCACTAACGAAAGCCAGCGGACAAATCAAAGTGGCTAGGAAGGATTCAGAGAATCCCTTCTTTCACTCGAGGTACGCCGACCTATCGGCTATCACGGAGGCGAGCAGGGAGGCACTCATTAGTAACGACTTAGTGGTTACTCAAAGCACCTCTATCGAGCTAAACCAGATGGTATTAGTCACAACCCTTCACCACGTTTCGGGGCAATGGATTCGTGGCTACTATCCCATCACGGCAGTAAAGGCAGACCCGCAGAGTATGGGAAGTGCTGTGACGTACGCTCGTAGGTATGCCCTAAGTGCGATGCTCGGAATCGTCTCAGAGGACGATGATGGGGAGTCAGCAATGGGTAGGACAGCACAGTCGACTCAGCAGATTAAGCAAATGGATAGGAGCGAGCCGAAGGAGGCTTACTTCTCTACATTGCCTACGGAGGAGCCAAGAGCAGTTCCCGCAGACTGGAAACAAGCGATAATTCACTTTGGAAAATCCAAGGGGAAATCGCTCGGTAGCTTGACCTCTAACTCGCTTAGATGGTGGATTAAGGAATGGCAACCACAACCCTTCAAGGGAAAACTGAATGCTATTGATATAGCACTTCGGACAGAGTTAGATAAAGCTCAGATTGAGCTTGGACTCGCCGAAGATAAGGCACAAGAACTAGCATAATTAGCGGGGCTGGAGGTTCTACCCCTCCTGCTCTGCGGAAAGAAAAATATGAGTATTATTCCAGCGTCAAAACAAGAATCGTTCGGACATTATTATGACCAGTATGGTATGGCAGTACAAGGTGGGTTACGGATGGCTAGACCTTGTAGGGCTTTTCCTAGCGTCACAACCATTATATCCATTGCTAAAAACTACGGATTAGAACGTTACAAGCGGGAGCAATTCGCACTATCATTACTAACGACTCCTCGGATTCGTGGAGAGACTGACGAGCAGTTTATTGATCGGGCAGATGAAGGTGCTAACGAACATTCATCTAAGGCAATGGAAAAAGGTACTCACATTCATAATCTATTCGAAAACCTCGACGAGATTAAACTCAAGATCGAAGAGGAAAACGAACTAGACCAAAAGAGATGCAAGATGCTACTTGATTGGAAAGAACAAAACATTCTATCGATAGAGAAGAAAGAAAGCGTTGTTATATCTAAGGAGTACGGATTCGCAGGAAGGTTCGATACACTAGCTAGAATGAAAGACGGCACGAAGACTGGCGAGAGAGTTCTCCTAGACCTTAAGACGTGCGTGCCGAAGGATGGCAAGATGGTTCCTTGGCCTAGCTACTGCGTACAGCTTTCAGCTTATTTAATTGCCTTGGGCGAAGACATACCTACCGCAAACATTATGTTCTCAAGTACGGAGGACTTAGCTATCGAGCTTCATCGGTGGAGTAATGAGGAAACCAAGAGAGCAAAACTAGCTTTCCTAGGACTCGTAGCCTACTGGCAATGGAGCAATAAGTATTGGCCTCACACCGAAGGCAACACGAATGTCCCTTGAGGGAGGATTCTATTGGGATTGGCAAGCTTGGCGGGGCGACTCTGGAATCAAGCAACTTAGCCTAGAAGCTCGGGGGCTTTGGTTCGAGATGCTCGGCCTTATGCGGAACGTAGATAAGTACGGAGTTCTAGTAGGCTGGAATGGAGAAAGACTATCCATTTCCGCTCTTGCCAAGCTCGTACATTCAGACGAATGCAAGGTTAGGAAGTGTATCGAGGAACTAGAATGGCACAGCATATTCTCAAGGACTGAGGAAGGAACCATCTATTGCAGACGGATGATACGTGAGAAAGAAGACAAACGAGGAACAAATACAACCCTAAACAAGATTATAGACTATGGAACTAAGATCAAAGCTCCGCAATCTCTGTGCCGTAGGTTCTACGACTACTACAATAAAATGGACTGGCATAATAAAGCTGGAAGGGAAATCGACTGGAGAGAAACCCTACGGCAATGGTTCGCTAAGTCACAAGAACCGACAAAGCCAAGTGAAATCAACTCCTGCTACTCACCTCCAGTAGAGTTCGAGGACTCGGTACGTGACGCTACAATGGTGTTAAATCACGCTAGGAGGGAGTCTACGGCAGTCTTGACCGTAGCCTTGGCAACATACAGCAAGGAGACAATTATGAAGTGCCTTGAGGCTATTAAAGACAAAGAGCTAACGGATAGGGTATCTAAGATATATGTGGACAGGAACAATGCTTAGTCTAAGACTAATCAGATGGACGAAAAGGGCATTGACCCTAGTTTACTGCCAAGTGCGTCGTATAGAGATGACCCCAGCGAAAAGATCGACACAATCGAAGACCTCATTAGGGAAAGGATTTATGCTTTCAATGACGAACTACCGACGACATTGGTGGGATTCAGAATGGTTGTCGAAAAGATTTACTTGTCAGCAATATCGCAATCCACTAATCATACCTCCGTGGAAAAAGCCCTTACCCAATATGTTGAAAGTTCCTTATCCGAACGAGTTTGGGAAGCAATATCACAAGTTTTGGGGAACATTGTGGACTCATCCAATCCTAGGAAAACGGCAGATTTGTACGCTTGTGCGACTGGCTTACGACTACGTCAAGGGATTACTCTAACAGACTTAGCTAAAAAGTACGGAATCTCTAAGCAGGCTTTGGACAAGCAACTTGTTCAGCTTTGCGAAAAACTTGATCTGCCACCCCCTAGATTGATGAAGAGTCAGTTATCTAGGGAATCATATAGACTCGCTAACCATAGGAAAATAAAAGATGAAAAAAAATAATATAGTTTGTGCTACGAGTACACAGCTACAACTCAACGGATTCAAGTTCAATCCCCTCGAACTAATCATCGAAGGAGAGCATACCATCGAACAATGGCTAGAGGCTGGAAAGCTTTTAACTGGAATGGAGTCCTCTCTAAACTGGTGGATTGGCGATTGGTTAGTGTTCGGTGAGCATAACTACGGACAAAAGTATTCTCAAGCTGAGACAATCACTAATCATCGTCAAGACTACTTGAAGGCTTGCAACTTCGTATCGGGCAAAATACCATCGGCTAATCGAGTGTATGGACTCTCTTGGAGTCACCATCGGGAAGTATGCCCCTTGTCTCCAGAAGATCAGAAGGTATGGCTAACAAAAGCATTGGAGCAGGAGTGGACTGTATCGGAACTGCGAGTAAATATGAGGAAAAGTCTCGCTGAGTATTCCGAGGAGGATACGTATAGTAAAAGCTTCAATCTAGTGAGTTGGACACAGGAAGGCTTGCGTTGGCTCAAACAGGAGGTCAGGAAAAACCCCATCGAGAACTGGAGTAACGAAAGGAAGGTATTGATAAAGAAAGACCTCGAGCCAATAGTCGAGATTTACAAGTCACTATAAATGAATAGCTTAAAGTTCCTAAGCGATATTGATGTATACCCTTGTCCAGATGGAGATGGGAATTGGGAGCTTTACATACGAACCGACAACTCAGACGAGCCACTAGGAGATCGATATTCAATGGGTGGGATTCCTCCACCATTAGTCTATTCGTTCAAGAAATTTGACGAGGCCAAGAAAGCATCCGAGGAATGGATAGACTACTTGCGGAAGAGAAAGCGAGAGATGAAATGAGGTTCGCAACGGCTAAAAGGGCTAAGGATAACAAGACCTACACTAAACTACGTAAAGAGTACTTACTCAAAAACCCTAAATGCTGGTGGTGTGGGTTTCCTGCTACGGACATACATCATAAACTAGGCAGGGTTGGCAAACTATTGAATGACGTGAAGAATTGGATAGGACTTTGTCGCAAGTGTCACGATAAGGCACACAAAGAGCGTAGGTGGGCAGTAGAATGCGGTTTGATGCCCAAGCCAGCGTGGTTATTGGCAGAGGAACTAGGACGTGAATAAAGACCTTCTGTGCTCGGTGTGTCAGAAAGAACCCTTTGCCAAGAATAGCGAGCTATGCGAGGACTGCGGAGAACACGTTAAGAATGGCTCGATATGGCTCCTTGGGATTAAGAATGGGTCAGAGGCTAATCCAAAGAGGAACAAGAAAATTTGGGAAGTTAAGAAATCTATCATACAAGAAACTATTGCAGAACCTATGCGGTCAATAATCCTAGCGGTGGGATTTTCTTTCATCACGGAAGAACTCTGCGAAACGATGGGGTTAGAATAGAATGGCGAAAACGATAGTCTGGTTCAGCGACAACGGCAAAAGAATCTGTGCGGAAATCGCTTGCCAAGACGGAAAGCAACGAGTACTAAGAGCGAAGGATGAAGAAGGAAAAGAAATCGAAATCAGTTTTATCGAGGAAAAAGCCATCGCCTCAGCAAAAAGAATCAATCGATACGGATATCCAGACCCTCAGCCCCAAGAGGACGGAAGCGATGAAAATGGATGGGTTCAATGACTGCATTATCGGTTGGTGCGAGAGGGCGAATATGGACGAGGTTGTTGCTTACGATAAATGGAAGATCATCGAAAAACTCAAGAAGAGTGGAATGACTGGATTAGAGGCGATGGATTACTTCTACTTTAATCAACTCGGAGCTTGGGTAGGCGAAGGCACTCCAGTCTTCATCGACCTAAAGAAAAAACTATGAATAATGAAAAAAACAAGAAAATCTGTACTGGAGAGAAATCAAAAGATTGTTGCAAAGGCAAAGGCCAAAAAGTCAAAACACTTCGTTCTGCCAGAGGCGGGAGCGAGCAAATCCCTGCTAAGAAAGGTGGGGGCTACGTACATTTTGGTAGATCACAAAAAGTAGCAATGGTACGAGTGGACGTGGACATCGACGAGACCTCAACGGAAGTTCTAATCCAGCACGCCAACAAAAATATGACGGCTTACGACAAAGCGGTGTGGGCATTAGAAAACATCCTTACTGAGATGGCAAAAAGCAAGTGAATGAGCCTTTTATAGAGGACAAACCCACTTTCGTAGACGGAAGAGGCATACTACACGAAATCGTTAGGCACTCCTATAATGGTCAGATAAAGCAAGTTTACATTACTGGCTGTGCTTCGGGCATAGTAAAGGCTTGGCACTTGCACAAGGCTCAGATTGATCGATTCTGCGTCATAGAGGGAACGATGCTGGTGGGGATTTACGACGAGCAAAGGGATATGAGTTGGAAGTTCTTTATGACGGCAAGCAAGCCCCAAGTGCTAACCATCCCTCCTAACCTATGGCACGGATTTACTGCCTTGTGGGGGCAACCAGCAAAAGTTCTCAACTGCGTATCAGAGGAGTTTAATGGGACTGATGAGTTTCGCAGACCCTACGACTCCTTCCCTAGTTTCAACTGGCTCGAAAAAGTACACGGATGAGTAACGCTATCTGGCTTCTTTGCGGATTCGGCTACATAGTATTCTTCACGCTATTGGTTATTATCAAAGACGACTAAGCCCTCAAATCTGGTATATATAATGTTTGACGGCCACTACGTAAGTTGGAGAATTTCAAGGATGGATGGGGTGAAAAAATATATCTCACCCGAGTATTTCAAATCAAAAACAATTTTGGAATTAGGTTGTGGTTATGCCGATATCGGGAATATGTTTTATGAGTTAGGTTCTATTGTTACAAGTGCTGATGCCAGAGAAGAACATTTGGAGAATGTAAGACAAAAATACCCGCACATTAAAACTCTATTGCTTGACTGCGATAATGATATTATTAAAGAGAAATACGATATCATTATTCATTGGGGTTTATTATATCACTTAGAAAGAATAGAAAGTCACATTGAAAATGTTTCTCAAAAGTGTGATATTCTATTACTCGAAACAGAAGTTTCTGATTCTGATGATGTAGGATTTTGTGTATCGGTTAATGAAAATGGCTGGGATCAGGCATTTAACACAAAAGGTATTCGTCCGTCACCATCATATGTAGAGTATGTTTTGAGCAAAAATGGATTTCAATTTAAGCTTGTGAAAGACCCCATTCTTAATAGTGAATTTCATTGTTATGATTGGGATATAAGTAATACGAAAACCTCGACAAATGGATTACGGCGATTTTGGGTTTGTTGGAAAAATATAGACTCTCCTTTATTGCCCTCCTCTTAATTCCAAGCTTATTCACCGAGGGACAAAATAGTTCTTGCCAACCAGCTTGGGAACTGGTAGATTACTTCTACAAAACAACCAACCAAGAAAGAAACAAACCAAATGGCATTCTTCGAACCTCTAATAAGTTTCACATATGACGAAATCGATCTGCTCCTTAAATCCATCTCGCTTGAGCTTAATCTAGGCGAGGGTGAGACGAGTGGCATTCACCTACCCGATTTTGGTCAAGACAAGAAAAAGGTGGAAGCGTTATTGGCAATTCGGGAAAAGTTAGAGATCGGTAAATATGCGGGATGCGGTTAAGAAGCAACTAACCAAGAAAGGCACTAATAAAATGAACGACAAAAGAAAATGGTCAGAGTTGAATCTTGAAGAACGGAATGCAGAACTGCGTAGGCTTTGTGACGTGTATAAGGGGATTAAGCAGATTGCCGACCAGCTTAACACCCCTAAAACGTGGTCAGAGTTGAATCCCGAAGATGCTAGGTATCTTGAATCCTCTTCTCGGCGTGACTGCTTCCCCCGCATAGATTACTAAACCCAAACCAAGAAAGAAAAACCAAAATGAACATAAATTCAGACCAAGAAATCAAAGAACTACAATCCGAACTAGCTCAGACGAGACAGAAGTTGTTTCACGCCAGTCGAGCACTTGAAAGTGCCCATATTGTTTTGAAGCAAATCAAATTGGAGATTGACCAGCTTGATTTGCGAGCCACGCTTGATCTACTAGATATCGCAAACTAAGGGGGAGAAAATGTTGATCAATAAAAAGGCAGTAAGGAGAGAGGCTTTGTCGATGGCTAAAGCTACTCGCTCCAAGGGCTTTTCTCGAGTGGGGAAAAGTTTCTACGAGGAGTTGGAGTGGAAGCTCAAGGCAAGCCTCTCTTCTATGATAGGTCAGCATCCATCCAAGGGAGTCACATTGCTAGGACGGCACAAGACTATATGAATAGCCTACCATCGAAATTCAATTACCCTTGGCATACTGCCAAATCCATCCCCTCGTCCTCTCCGCAAAACTACGATATTTATGACTCAAAGGGTAAGCCCATTCTAAAAGTTTACCTACGAGGAGTTTCCCCAAGAGAGCAAAAAGACACTCACGAACTGGCTCAATATATCGTTGACTTGCTTGCATCATCACAAACCAAATTAAACAAAAACGAGGAGGCACAGAAAAATGATTGTAGAGGCAGTACCGAAGATCGAATACTCAGAGACAAGCTTCAAGAGTGGCAACAATTTCCATCTATCGCAACTGAAAGCGAGCATTGCGAAGGAGCTTGCCAACAAGCTACCTAGGTGCAATAGTTTGCTAGACATTATGACTATCACTCCATCAGTCTCCTCGGGAGTCTTCACCTCTGCCAGCGACCAAGTGTTGCAAGCGGGACTGGAAAGTATGAGGAAAAAGAACGAGGAACTTTTCTTGCGTTGTATAGCTCTGGAGGCATCTAACAAACGGCTCAAGGAGAATCTTCGCAGGCTAGCAGAGGTGGACGAGAGAGTTTCTAAAATGGCTATGGTTGCTCTGGAGTGTGAGCCTTGAAAAAACTTCATCGTATGCAGTTCGCAGAGGAGTGTGCGACTGCTCAGTATCCCATCAGACGACTCAGCGAAATTCCCCTCGAGTTGAGGAAAGATATAGTTGAGTTGGCTCGGGTAACTGCAAATCGGAGGGGTAAATTTCTTAGGGACTTGCTCCCTATGGTAATGAACTTCTCTGGCAAAGGAAAAACAAGAGAGCTAGCAATTCTCATCGAACACGAAAGCGAGATACTATAAATTGAAAAACGTAATTCAGAAACATTGTGGTGTTTCGGGCAAGCGGAGAACAAAGGCTCCTATGCAAAAAGCGGTGATATTTCCAAATGCAGATCAATGTCAGATGCTACGAGTAATTATGAGGGTGGGCTTGAGAGAGACGTGGCACAAGTGGTCAACCAAGGACAAGGAAAATACGAAATCAGCACTATCAAGGCTGGACTATTTCTGTGAACAAACTGGAAGACCTCTCAACCCAAGCTTTAGTTCGATACTCGAGGTAACGATGCGTGAGTAGTTCAATCCTAGAACGTCCTCTATTCCAAGAGGGAAATGGTGGTGCAAGTCCAACCCTCCCGCTCCTTTCAGTCGAAGAAGTGAGACAAATGGTACAGAAAGCACTCTCTCCAGAGTTGCTAAGGGGGAGGTGGAGGACGGAGCAGGGAACGCTGGATGGGCATTGCTACGTAGCTAGCGAGGCTTTGTGGCACTTGCTCGATAAGAGCCTATGGCAACCCCACTACGCCATCTATATGGACGAAGGAGGTAGGGCTACACATTGGTGGCTAGTTCACAAGGACACCCTAGAGATTGCAGACCCAACTAAGGAGCAATATAACGGCTACAAGTTCCTCGACAAGAATCTCGAGGCTGGAGTCCCTCCATACAAGATTGGAAAGATTGGAAACTTCTTAACCAAGGAGCCGTCCAAGAGGGCAAAAATAGTCATCGACAGAGTTTTATTCTCTTACAAACTAATTCAAAAATTAGGCGACAAGCAATGAGAACTGGCTCAAAAGTGGTATGTGTGGATGATAAATTTCCAGTAGAGATTATGATTTACTATACCCATTTACCAATCAAAGGCAGAATATACACTATTCGAGATGTCGGGGTTGGAGTGGGAATAGACGGAGAATCTGGTCAAATTGCTGTGACGCTTGAGGAGATTGGAAATCCAAAAAGTAAGGTTGCCCCATATATGGAAAGGGGATTCAAACAAGAAAGATTTCAGGAGATACAAGAACCAGAAGATGTAGAGAACTTCGCTGAACAACCAGAGGAGGAATTAGTATGAATACAAACGAACCCAAAGACCCAAAAATAGAAGCCCCAACCGACCAAGAGCACGACGAGATTAAGGACTTTTCGTTTTTCAGATTCGAGACATCTATTCGCAAGGAGCGGGAAGGTAATGGTATATTCGATTGAGGGCTATCTGCTACATATTATCGTACCTATTCTACCTAGCAGGGCATATTGTTTGCTACTGCCCAATCCTAAATAATTTCTCTATATTCTATAAGCTTTATTCGTTTCTGATGAAAAAATCAATAGGGTTCGATAAGGAGGGCAGGATATGGAAGTATTCAAGCTCGAATACCAAGGAGTAGAAAAAGAGTTCTTAGCTCATCAATGTTCCAAATGTGGGGCAGAAGGCAGGCTCCATTCAGCTTTCGGCAGGCTAATCTGCACGTCTTGTAAGAACGACAGACCTAACAAGATGACTGGCAACTCGGGGATGTACGATAGACCACAAGAGGAGATGTGTTTCGTAGATGGGCTTTTCTTGGAACGAGTCAGTAAGAGCAATGGAATGTTTGGTAGTCTATTCTTTAGTCACTATCCAGAGTCGAAGGGAATCGTAGGACGTGCCCTCTGTTACCTTGTTTACTTAGACAAGAAGGCTATTGGCATCATAGGTTGCTCTAGTCCTCCCAAAAACTATCTCAAATTCAAGGACTTCTTCGATGGAGCAGATGAGAAGCAATATGTGGTCAACAACGTATTCAGACTTACTCGCAACGACAAGAATCTTGCCACAAAAGTCTTGAAGATATTCCGCAATCTAGCTAGGAAAGACTATGCGAACGAGTACAAGGAGACTTTACTTGGGATGGCTACATTCGTCGAACCTCCTCGTACTGGCACAATCTATAAGGCGGACAACTGGAAATTTCTCGGGATGACTGAGGGAATCAGAATGAGACGCAACAAAGAAACTTGGGAGAAAACCTACCAAAAAGGAGTAGCTAAATACATATATGCTATTAAATTTAACTAAAGTCGTAACCTATCTAATCTACATCATATTCTTTCTATCGATGACCATAGGTGGTACTGGCTACGTAGTATTCGTGATGGGGAACAGTCCTTGGTGGTTCGTTCTAGGATTTATATTCTCACTTGGCTATACTCGCCCTGCTGAGTGGGAAATGCTAACGAAATCAAAAAAATGAACTATAAAGTAATGCGTTATACCAAATGAACACGACCATATTCAGAACGATGGGTGATGAGTGGATGATGTTGGGTGCGACACTAAGACAAGGAGGCTATTTCAACTTCGCTGGAGTGTGGGGAACTGTAACAAAAGTAAAAAGAGATATGATTGCGAGTTTCGAAGACGAGACTAGTGAGGGTGGGACGAACTACTACTACGTTGAAGACAAAGGCAAGAATTGGCCTTTATTCTTGCGTTTTGAGCCTCTCTTAACACCTTTTGAACTGTGGGACTCTAACGATGCGAGAGAAGGAACTATCGAGCAGGAGAGGAAGCTTTACAATGCTGGTATGCTATACGCATCATATTCTGATAAGATCACAGCCCTTGGCGACCTTAAGGAAGTAATTATATCAGAGATAGACCAAAGCACTCAGTTCCCACCCCACTTTAACTCACCAACCTACCTATATGGGAGCCTAGTACTAGCACTCCCTGCACCCCTAAGCGTTCAGACACTCTTCAAGAAAACATTCCTAGATACCCTAGAAATGCTCGACGATGCCCCACGATTCACCCTAGGAGACAAGTAATGGACAATATACGTAGCCCCTCTGACACCCCACTAAGGCACGCCCTAGCCCTAGCACTAGAACGCATCAATGCACTAGAGCAAAAGACCCAAGAACTAACTACTAAGCTCTATCTACTTACCCTAGCTAACCCACTTAAGACCACAGAGATAAGGGGCACTTTATTTGATAGCCTAGAAAAGCAAGGGGGGGTATACCTAGAAACAAACTTCAACCCTATTCAGTTGGAGCAATTAAGATCAACCCAAAGGGACGCACCCCTAGTAGAGCTTAGAAGAAAAGTTATAAGATCATTATATTCCCAAGGGATAAACAAGAACGCTATAGCACGCCTACTCAATAAGTGTTACAAGACAATAGATTATAACTTAGCAATGTCTTGTCCCTTAAGGAAGGCAAAGACTAAGCAGTTTGTATTAAGACGTGATGCACTAGATAAGAAGATAGCCAAGAGGCGACAAGCAGTTATAGTGTAGAGATCAAGATAAGGATATGAGCATAGCATTTCAAAATAAAAAAGGGGTAGATAACTTTTACAAACATAAGGGACAGCAGGGTGGCGAAGCCGCGATAAGAGTCTTAACGTGTAGTGTTTTATAGATAAGGGTTTACACTTATGTCTAATCCAGATGGTAAAGTCAGCATAATCAAGATTGCTGAGGCTTGGGGTTGCACTCGCCAGTACGTAAACAAGTTGAGGATGAAGGGGATGCCTACTGACTCAATCGAAATAGCTACTGAGTGGATGGAGGCTCACAGGATAAAGCCCCCAATCAAAATTGGATTGGAAGGGTACAACGACGACGTTGAGAAAAGTCTTCCCGAAGATACGCAGGCTGAGGCGAGCGACCTAATGAGAGACGATATCTATGGTTGCCTAGCTAGATCAAAGCAAAGCGAGAAAGTCGCTTATGCCATCCTTCACCAAGCCCAAGTAAATCGAGACCACGCCAGACTTCCGAACCTAGTGAAAGCCCACAAGGAAAGCGTAATGGGAAGGCTAACTGCGGAAACTCGAGTCGAGCAGTTGCAGAGGAGTACTGGTCAGACGATTGGGACTGACTTAGCCAAAAACATAATGTCCCGCTATATGAGCACCATCAGAGCTTTGATGGAAGGGTTGCCATCTTCTGTGTGCCGAAGGGCAAATCCCTCTGACCCCGAACTTGCTAAGGAAGCGATGCAGGAAGGAGTCGATAGGATTATTGCGATCATCCATAAAACTAAGGGAGCGTTCGGCGAAAGGGTTAATGAGTCTTCGCTTGACGAAATCGACAAAACAATCAAGCCTACTATAGATGAAAACGGAATACCCACTTCTAAAGAAAATTAAGATAAGTGAAATCAAGGGGGCTACTTACAATCCTCGTAAGATTACTAACGAGCAACTTGGGAGACTTACGAAGTCGATATCAGAGCTTGGAGACCTACAACCAATCACGATCAACGCAAGGACTGGAAATACAATTATTGGAGGACATCAAAGGCTTAAAATATATCAAGCTATGGGAAGGGACTCCATCGAAGCGTGGGTGGTGGACTTGCCCTTGGAAAAGGAAAGAGCAGCGAACCTCGCCCTTAACCATCTCTCGGGTGAGTTCGACATTCCAGCCCTTAAGGACTTGCTCGATCAAATCGACAATTCCGACTTGGACATCGAAGTAACTGGATTCTCAAATGCGGAGCTTTCTCGCCTTATGTCACAGACCATCCCGAAGGGGGCACTCGAACTGGACATAGAACAAGCAGGGAAAGGAGAGGTTCCAGACCTAGAGGGAGATTTTACACCTCCGCCATCAGCAATCAGACTCGTTCCCATATATCTGACAAATGAGGAGCACGACTCTTTTATTGCAAAAGTTAAGAAACTAGGGGAAACGATTGGAACTGAAACTTCAACTGACACAATTAAGTCTTGTGTCGAGAAATGCTACTCTGAGCTTTAGTCTTTGACATTTTACTTGGTAGTATGGATATCGTGCATATTACGCAATGCCTAGCAGATGAGGAGGTGGACTGCCTAGCAGGGACTCACCTTCACGAAAACTGCTACGATCATATCATAGACGAGGATACTGATGTCTATAAACCCAATGGAGAGCTTCTGCTTAAGTTCCGAAAGGGAATCATTCCTCTGTCAATTTGCAAGCAAGCCTACCCATCTCTTAGAACTGGAGCGACAAAAACCTATAATCGTGGAACTGCGGGCGGAAACATTAAGAAAGATGTGAAAAGTAATTTTGTCGTAGCAGGGAATCAAACAAAGGGTGGATATCGAGTTAAGAAAGATGGAACACTAAGCAATGTTTGGGAGAGACCTAAGCCAATTCTAAGTGGTTTGATAGGTTTTACCGATAAAACTTCGAGAATGCCGTATTGCCGTACAACTAGGTGGACTAACGAAAATCCAGAAAAGTTTGCGTTAGCCCTGCCCCTTATTCAATTTATCAGCAAATCCTTCAAAGAGCTAGTTCCAGAACGATATAAAGCTCAAAAAGCAAGATGCGACAAAACAATTAAAGATTGGGTAATTCCAAATAGTGTATTCACGACCATAACAGTAAACAAAAACTGGCAGACTGCGGTACATAAGGACGCTGGAGACCTTGCCGAAGGGTTTGGGTGTATGACTGCGTTCTCCGCTGGAGGCTACAAAGGTTGCAATCTAGTATTCCCGAAATATAGGACTGCGGTAAATATGCGGACTGGAGATTTAATTTTATGCGATGTCCACGAATGGCACGGAAATACCCCTCTTGTTCCTAAAATCGGAGTTCCCCACGAAAGAATAAGTTGCGTATTCTATTATAGAGAGAATATGTACAAGTGCGGAACCCTAAAGAAAGAGTTAGACGATGTTAAAAGAAGAAATACTAGAGACGGAACTCCTCTCTATATCTGATCGTGATAAGGTTGCAGTAGTATGTTGCGGAGAACATAACGGCAAACATTCAGACGCAACCTACATCTTAGCTAAAAATTGCTATTTGAATGGATTGTATCCTCATATATTTTTCTTTTCCCCAAATACTTGCCCCTTGCTACTTAATAAGAAGTTTATCACTAAGCAGGGTTTTCCAGTTCTTGTAGGAGGTAGCACTCCGCAAGCAAATTTTGAGTTAGTGCAACTTCTTGGCAGTTACGGCTCGAGGGCGTGGATGGGCATTGCTCCGCCTATTCCAGAGTCTTACTCGGTAACTCGGGAGGGAGTTCTTTATCTTTGGAAACAAAAGCCAGCAAGGGACATCGTTTACAATAATATGCCAATGGAAGATGCCTTAGTAAATTGGGCTTTTGACTATTTGAAGTTTGCTAAGTTAGTAGTTTGCAAGACGAGCGAGGAGAAAATACTTTACCCGAAAGGAGTTCCTGTTATATCAGAGGGCGAGGCACTCAAGGGACAATATATTGAATGAATTAGACCTAGAGCAGTTTGTGGACAATATCTGGAGTCCACGCCAAGCACTATCAGTTCAGCAATGGGCAGAGGCTAATCTATATCTTTCGGAAAGGGTATCCTCTTCTGCTGGTGCGTACTCAACTCTTCTTACCCCATATGTTCGGGAGCCTCTCGAAAACTTCAAGGATGACCATACACGCACGATGGTTCTTTGCTGGGGAGCACAGACCGCAAAGACGACAACCATTCTAGCGGGACTAGCCTATAGGCTCGACGTTAATCCAGTTCCCGCAATGTGGGTTATGCCGAACGAGAATCTCGCCAGAAGCTTTTCCGAATATCGTTGGCAACCTATGGTAAGCGATTGCCCTGCTCTAGCAAAACACAAGCCAGCTAACGCAGATAAGTTCAAGATAATGGAACAACATTTTGATCGTATGTCACTTTGGTTTTTTGGCAGTAACTCACCAGCAAATCTTGCATCACGTAGTGTAGGACTTTTGATTTGTGATGAAACTGATAAGTTTGCCGAAGCATCATCTAGAGAAGCTGGGGCGATTCAGCTAGCCGAAGCCAGAACAAGGACGTATCCCTTAAGTCTAACTATTCAAACCTCCACGCCAACGACAGAGTTTGGGTACATATGGCAGGCATTCCTTAGAGGCGACCAGAGGTACTATCACGTTCCTTGCCCTCATTGCAACGAGTTCCAAGTTCTGACTTGGCCGAACGTGAAATGGGACAAAGAGGCTAAAGGGGAGGATGGCACGTGGGATAACGAGAGAGTGCGAGCTACGGCTTACTACGAGTGCCCTAAGTGCAAGGGAAGGATAACTGATGGTCAGAAGACAAAGATGCTTAGGTTGGGCAAATGGAAACCAGCAAACCCAAACCCTGAGCCAAATGTAAAATCCTACTCCCTATCAGGAATCTATTCCCCTTGGGAGACTTTCGGGAAACTGGCTGTGAAGTTTCTGAACGACAAGAAATCCTTGGTTGGCTTGCAGGACTTCGTCAATTCAGTACTCGCCCAACCTTGGGTAGAGAATCCCGAAGAAAGCACAGACAAAGTTGAGGGTAGCGGGTATAGGATGGGTGAGGTATGGGCAGAAGCCGACAGGCGAATAATCTCGGCGGACATCCAAGAAGCCAAGGGCTTTCATATGTGGGTGGTGGTGCGGGCTTGGAAGTTGGACGGAACCTCTAGGCTGGAGTGGTGTGGAAGGCTGGAGACGTGGGACGCACTAAGGGTTATGCAGTTGGATTGGAAAGTGGATGATAAAATGGTTTTTGTGGACAGCGGAGATCAGACCAGAGACGTTTACTATCAAGCTTGTAAGTTTGGGTGGACTTGCTTGCTCGGCTCCGACTCTCACCTTTTCGCACACGTAACTCCGACCTCCCGCATCAATCGCCCCTATTCCGCCCTTCAATGGGGCGACCCCTTAAGCGGAACTGGTAGGGTAGCTCAAGCCGAAGGGCTATCCAAAAAGAGATGTCCAGTTATTCGTTGGTCAAACCCGACCATCAAAGACATCCTTACAGCGTTAAAGAACAAGAGGATGGGTTCTTGGCTTATCCCTTTAGACACTCCCGAAGAATGGCACAAACATATCAATAGCGAAATCAAGAAGCCTAAGTACAACCCCATCTCGGGGCGTACTAAACTAGTTTGGCATAGAATACACAAGGACAATCACTTAAGAGACTGTGAGTGTATGAATCTAGTAGGGGCTATGCTACTTGGTTGTATGCCAGTACCAAATGAAGATTCTTCCGAAATGAAACAAGTTGGCGATGAATATAAATCGCAAGAGTTGACAGAAGCGTAATCGGTATGGCTAGCGTTCAAGGCGTATTTTTCGGGCTAACCGCAGGCCAAATCACCACGATTCGGGACAATGCGTTGTCCGCAGTCAATGCAATTTTGACAACTGGTTCTTCGTATTCTATTGGAGGAAGGCAACTTACAAGGGCGAACCTAAACGAGCTTGAGATGACCATTCTTGAGGCGACCTCAGCCTTAAATCGACTTGCAGGGGCAGGGACTAGGATAACTAGAGTCTATGCTGATTATTCTCGGGGCGGAAGATTCTAGTTGATATAAAATACTATACGTATAATCCTTGCATATGCCCAACCTGAACTTCATAGAGAAAATTGTATCCTCGGTAAATCCCGCCTTTGGAATCAAACGTTTAGCAGACAAATGTAAGTTAGTGGAGTTCAACAGATTTGCTGGTGCGTATACCCTTACAGATCGTGCACCATCCAGAATACTAAGTGGCGGAGAGGGATTCTCTTCAACGTTCGAACGCATTCAGTTGATACGTGCGGCACGTGACCTAGAGGACAACAATTCAATCATTCGTAGCATCCTTTTGAAGTTCAGTCAGTATGCCCTCGGGCAGTTTCGCTACTCTAGTAGGACTGGAAATAACCAGATAGATGACGCTTACGAAAAGTATTGGGAGAACTGGTGCAAGAAAGCTGACTACTTAGGACGACACAATTTCCACGCCTTGTCACACCTTGCCCTCCGCTCTGTGCTTAGAGATGGAGATGTTGGGTTCGTAATTACCAGACAAGAGACCTCGAATGGAATCGCAGACCCAAATAGCCCTTTAGCACTACAAAGCGTAGAGGCAGATCGTATTGGTGGGAACATAGATGTGCCGACAGCTAACCAAGAATATATCGGGGGAGTTTGCTTTGACCCAAACGGAAAGACAACTGGATACAAAGTTTATCGTCGAACACAAGGTAACTCTTATACCGACCCGCAGATAGTTCCCGCTCAGTCTTTCCTTCTAATCTATGACCCTTTGAGGCTCGACGAAGTGCGTGGACGTAGCCATCTAGCATCAATCATTAATCAATGTAAGGACTTGCAGGAGACGCTCGACGCAGAGCAAATGGCAGTCAAGAACGCGGCGATGCGGATTATGACCATCGCCAACTCCAGCGGACAAGCAGACGACCCATCCTCATATTTTAACCAAGCCAACACAGACGCATACGGCAACCTAACGAATCTCGAGACGATGCAGAAGTCGCAGATCAACTACTTGCCCTCGGGTAGCGAAATGAAAATGTTCGAAAGTAATCGCCCCTCATCGGCTTTCCAAGGTTATGTGGACTTAATGGTTCACTTGATTGCCTTAGCATTCAACCTCCCATTCGGTTTTTGCTACGACCTTTCTAAGCTCGGCGGCCCAACCGTGAGGCTGGAAATGTCCCTCGCTTCCCGAACCTTCAAACGTTGGCAGTCAATTATGGAAGATAGATTTTTTGACAGGGTTAAGAACTTGGTGCTCGCAGACGGAATGAGCAAAGGGGAAATCCCTCCAAGTGCTAACTATAGAAATGGCAAATGGATATATCCCGCCGACCCAACCATAGACGTAGGGCGTGACTCACAGAGTGCCATCGCTGAGTTCAAAGCTGGACTCCGAACAATGACTGAAATTTACGGAAGCAAAGGAGAAGACTATGAGGAATCTATCAGACAAAGAGCCAAGGAAGTTCGCATTGCAACCGACCTTGCTCAAGAAATGGAAATCCCTATCGAAAGTATTTCAGACTCTTTTAAGCCCTCTGAGCCGACAGCTCCGCCCCAAGCCCCATTGCCCTCCGTGGCGGAGGCCAAATTGCCAGACGTGCCTAACACAAATGATGAATCGGAAGTAGACGACAAAGAAGAAGACACCGAAGAGGAAGTTCCAACCAGAGCAAGGCGAACACCGAAGGCTATCACGACTAGAGAAGCTGAGATGATCTTGGACGCTATCGAGATGCAGGCACTTGGTGATATAGATTTATCTCCCAACGCTGGAATGATTGAAGCCGCAAAGTCAGCACTACGAGTGCGTGCGACGAAACCAGCTAGCCAGCGGGGAATGACACAAGTTGGCGTTGCTAGGGCAAGAGACATAATCAATGCCAAGAGATTATCCCCTAGAAGCTGGAGGCGTATGAAGAATTTCTTTACTCGTCACGAAGTCGATAAGCAGGGAAGCAGTTGGGATGAGAAGGGTAAGGGGTGGCAAGCTTGGAACGGATGGGGTGGAGACGCAGGGTTCGCCAGATCAAAGGTTGTCGTAGATCAACTAAACAAAGCCAGAGAAGGAAAATAACTTAGATGATCTCGCTTTGCTATAATTCAAGGCAGATCAATTTCTACGACCCATCGCAAGATCGTGACTCTAGCGGGAGGTGGACTGGTTCGGGTGGAGGTTCGGGTTCGAATGCTCAGACTACTACTCCCAAGTGGGCACAAGATAATCCAGAGAGGGCTAGCAAGGAAACTGGTGAGAAGACAACGATGCTTTATCACGGAACCTCTGCTCAGGCATTAAAGTCGATTCGAGAGCAGGGAATTAAACCAAGCAAGGAAGGGGTATGGGGTGGCGGGAAAGTATATTCTACGGACTCAATGGATTTGGCGATGGAATACGGAGCGTTGCGTGGTGGAAAAACTAGCAAAATCGGGGGGAAACAACTTATAGGAATCATCGGCATATTGGCCGAAGGGTTCAAAAGCGTGGCAGATAATATACCAAGCAAGAAATCACAAATGATGGGCAAGACTGGTATGGCCGCAGTTTCTAAGATATTTGTAAAAGACGGCTCGGTACATCCTCGGAACATAAAGACTATGTCGATATTTGATATTGATAGTGTTAGAAAATATATCTACGAGAACGGAAGCAAACCAAAACCCCTCGCAGTAAAAAACCTAGCGAGTGAAGAGGGTTTAATCTATGTGCCTATTCTAATTCAGGAGCCTATAAAAAGTAGGATTGCATTCTACGACCCATCGCAGGATAGGGATTCGAGCGGTAGATGGACTGGAAGTGGTGAGATTATGGTATCTCCAAATACTAGGGAAGATATGACCTTTCCGCAGGCAGTTGCGGAAAAAGATAGTCCAAAACACGCTGAGGCTGTGAAGATGGCTAAGAGCATAATCGAAAAGCAGAAGATGACGGCAGAGATAGAGAGTGGAGTTGGAGATTGGGAAGATGGTGCGGAAGACTCCATTATTATGAAGGTTAAGGGAGAGGACTTCGACCAGATTAAATATACGGCATCTAAGCTAGGCTCAAAGCTACAACAAAAAGCAGTCATAGCGTTTGAAGAAAAAGAAAATGGAAACGACATTCTTCATAAAATTACATCTCAGCTTGGAATGGGAGAAGTTAGAAAGGTATTGACAGAAAATGGAATCAAATTTAGAACTTTGGTGGGAAACGAAAAGAAGACAAACGTAACTATCCTTGACCAAGGAGCGTCCTTGTTGACTAAAGTTTCCAATATACTAGGAGCATTAAATGCAACAGCAATTTCAGTCAGAGGTATTGGCGAGTTTATCGGTGGAGATACCAGAGAAGACGGAGAACGAGCTTACCAAGAAAATATCCGAAGCTACGAAACAAAATTCCCGACTCGTATTCACCACTCCCTCCAAAGGGGCAGGCTACATTATTACAGGGGCTACACTCCGATAGAGTTTTACGACCCCTCTCAGCAGAGGGACGAGAGGGGCAGATGGAGCGGTTCGGGTGGCGGAGGGGTAGGAAGGGCTACAAAAGCACAAGAAGCCAGAAACGAAAGACAAGCCCAAAGACTTATAGACAAATTAAATCGAGACCCAAAAGTAGTTGAAACCCTAAAGAAGATGGCAGTATTGCAGGCAAAGGTTGCTAAGGATGAAAATAATAAATTAGCCTCTGTAACGCATTGGAGTCTAAGAGACCCAAGCAAGTACAAACAATCAGCAGACATCGTGCAGACCTTTCAAAATCCAACGAAAGAAACAAAAGAATACAATAAGAAGATTATTGAATCTCAGCTAAACCCAAAAGCGGTATCCGAAAATCCTATTGCGGTTATTCTTATGGGTTCTCCAGCCTCGGGCAAAACAACCGTGGGCAGACCCTATGCAGACAAGATTCTAGGAGGCAAGCAAGTAACAATCATTGACCCCGACGCAGTCAAGGCACAGCTTAAGGGATATGAAGGATGGAACGCTGGAGCTTTTCACGAAGAGAGTTCATTCATCTCAGAGAAGCAAATCTTTCCTATGGCTATGGGTGCTCGTCACAATATGATTATCGATATTACTGGTAAAAATACTGGTAAGGTTGAAGGAATGGCGAACCTTCTTAAGTCGTGGGGTTATAAAATTGGAATTGTGCACGTTGACGTAAATGATAAGAACGCACTTACTCGGGCGGGTAAAAGATTTGCAAAACCGAACGGACGCTACGTTCCTTATGGCTATATCAAGGGTTCAGCAGTACAAGCCTCAGCCACTTGGAGAAGGCTAACGGACGGTGGGATTGCAGATATTGGCTATCAAATAGACGGCAACGCAGATAAGGGAAAAGGCCAAACACCAAGAGTAAAGGAGACTTATGCAACAGCTTTCTGAAATCGATAAAGCTTACAAAAAGCAGGATGACGACTACATTGATGGGCTTATCGAGCAACTCAACAAGACGGAGGAGGAGCGGATTAAAGACGCTATAGCGATGTTCGGGGTAGACGAATACGAGAAGATGACTGGCACAAAAATACCACAAAGCATTAAACAACTCGAGGAACCAACAGAAAAAGATTCCTGCCCCCTAGCGACCCAAGACGTTAAAACCAACTTAGCCAATAGAAAAAAAGCAATCGACGTTGCTCAATATGGGCCGCAGAACCCAAATGAGCCGAACGAGGACTATTGGAAGGCTAAAGCCAAAGAGTTTGGTGGGGATGTAGCCTCAGCCAAGAAAATGCTCTGTGGTAATTGCTCCGCTTTCAATGTTAAGAAAAAGATTATCGATTGTATTAAGAAGGGTATAGGTGAAGACGCTGGAGAAGTTGTAGAAGCTGGACATCTTGGATACTGCGAAATTTTTGATTTTAAGTGTGCAAGCAAAAGAACTTGTTCTGCGTGGATTGTTGGGGGGCCGCTAACTGACGACTCAAAGGAACTTGCCCGAACTATTTCTCAAACACCCGCTCCAAAGAAGGATAGAATCAAAGGCTCCGACAAGAATCCCGAAGGAACCGCTTCCACTAGAAGCGAATCTGGAGGCATAGAAGTATCGGAGCAAGTAGAGGAAACCCTAAGAAACAAGATTGCCGACTTCAAGAAAAGGCATCCCAACCGCAACGCTCCCTCTCTCGGAACTTTGAAAAAAGTCTTTCGTAGGGGTGCGGGAGCTTTTTCTACTAGCTACAGACCGACCATAAGCGGAGGTGCACCTAATTCTCGTAATGCTTGGGCTATCGCTCGGGTTAATAAATTTCTAAAAATGGCTGGAGGAGGCGAGGTTAAGAAGTCTTACAGAGAGGCAGACGGAGACCTTCTCGGGGCTATCTTTGAAGACGGAGACCTCCTTGAGTTAGACTGTGG